CCGAACGTAGGTCATAAACAACCCTGCGACCTTCTTCGCCCCTGTAAAATTTACTTCCACAATCGCCCCGATCAGGTCTTCAATCTCTGAAGGGTACGACTCGTTGATGTCGTCTTGTGTAAGCCCTGGCACGATTTCTGTCAGCTTGTCCTTCAGCGTGCCGAGTCCGATGTTCTTCATGTCTTCCACACTGACCTCTGCGCTGGCTTGTTGCGTGGCTTCTTCGTCCGTCAGCGTCTTGCCTTCTGCCGCCGCTTTCGCAATCACTTCTTGCTTTTTCTGTTCAGTCAGATCGGCGAACGGATTTTTGAACCCGCTCAACAATCCCTCGATCTCTTTGATCTTCTTTTCTGTTACTACGATGCTTTTCCCATTTACGATGACTTGCTTTGACCTTGCTGGCATGTCGAACCCCTCCGATGTTTTGAAAAGCGACCGCGTTTCCGCGATCGCTTTCGTTGCTGTTATCCTGCTCGATAGTAGACCATACCGTCGCCTTCAAAGTCGATAGTTTTCTTCACGACCGACTTCACAGATGCGTCTGCGCTGATCTTTTTGAACTGAACGAAGCCCTCATAGCGCGCTTTCCCCGCCCCTGCATCGGTGTACAAGACAAGAATAATGTCTGCGCTCCCAGTAAGCATCAGCGTTTCGGCATCCACGTCCAGCCAATAGGCATCAGCCGATCCGCTGAACCCGTTCAACGTGGGCATAAATTCTTTGTTGCCGCCGGACGCGAATGTCGTCACGTCTTCCATTGTGGCATCAATGTCTAGCTTCCACTGGAACACTCCGCCGACGGGCTCCACATCCAGCGCCGATGCTGACACCGTGATTGTGTCCGTAGATATGTTCGCCGCGGTGAAGACAACGAAGCCGGACAAGAGCTCGACTGTATACCCCGTGGTCACGACAGTGCCATTCTTCTTAACCGTTACTGTCTGCGTTGGGTCCCAATACCGCTTCGTCGTGTCCGTTATCTGATATCTGGTGTATGGCGTTATCCCCGTCCCCGACACTTGCGACATTGCCGCCGCTGTGAACGGGACCGACGGCGCTATCGTCTGACGGTAAAACTGGCCCGGATTGCCCGCTATCGCCATCCCCTGCTACCTCCTTCCACAGTTCGCCCGCGTTACTCAATAGGAGCTCCGCTTCATCGTCCAAGAACGCGGCGACCTCTCCCACCTTCACGACGAAGTTGCGAGTCGCGTGCGTGAAGTCGCTACCCAACCGCTGGAGGTTACGCATACGTCAGCGCGCCTGTTCCCTGGAAGTCTACCACCAGCTTGATCTGATCCTTTACATTCGCGTCGACACTGAACTTTTTGATTAGCGCCGAACCGGAATAGTGATGCGTTCCGTCAACGTCAAACTCCAGTGTTGCGATTGTGCCGTTCAATATCGCGTTTTGGATCACGACCTGGCCCGTTGTGTCCGTTTCGACAATCCAGTTTCCGTCGAACGATCCCGACCACTCATTCAGTCCTGCGATGTACGTCTTCCAACCAGCCGAACCGAAGTTCGTCGTATCGATCTCCGTGTTGACAATGTCCAATTTCCACTGATTCACTTCACCGATCGCCGCCGCGCCTATCTTTACATTGCCACCTTTACCCGCGATTGCCACGTTATGCCCTCCTCATGATGGTTCTGTAGTTTTGTGTGAACTCCCAGCGATTGTTGCCGTCTGTGCCGATCGAATGCGGCGACTGTAGGGCTTCAATCAGCAGGAAGTGAGTAGAACCCATGTTCAGTTCAAAAAGCCCGTGCAGGGCATCCTGGACGCCCACAGCCGTATTGAATCCCGACAGGTACGCCATATCCCGCACTCTGATCTGAAATGCAGGGTAGTCGATCAGCGCCGCAAGGTCCGGCGCAGGGCCGCCAGTGGGGAAGATCGCGACGACCGCATCCGGCACGTCCGGCAAACGCCCCGTGAATAGCGTCGAACCGACAACCAGGGTCGTATGTGCGGCAAGGTAATCAGCCAGATCGTCAAGATACATGTCGTCACCTCTCCCTCGCTAATGCGGCTTTTACTTGTTTCTGTACATACGGCGAAATGTTCGGCGTGACCGTATTGAACGCATTTTCTAAGAACTTCGGGCCGCCTTCCGTATGCGCCAGCGCCATATCTTCGTGTTGGCGGAGCGCATACGGCGTATTGTAACTGACATATACACGGAGTTCGTCGCCTACTGGCTCACGAAAGGCGTCTTTCATGTCCTGCCCTCCGCCGCTATACGACTGGCCCCGACTTGTCTTGGCTTCGTGCGGACTGCGCGCGGACTCATAAACACCTTCAGGGTCTTGCACTGGGCCGCCGACAGTCACTGTGCCCGATCGCCGAAGCGTACCGGACAACAGCGGGACGTTGTTCATGGACGTCGTGAGGATTGTCTCGCCAATGTCGCGAAGTGCTTTCATCGCTGCGGCCCGAATGATCTTTTCCAGAACGTCTTCGCTTCCAGTCCATCCGTCAGCCATTAGATCGTCACTTCCCGATACGACAGATTGCCGTTGATATCGACAATCGCGTCCACATGCAGGACAATCCAGTCTCGCGTGCCGTCATTCACCAAGTCACCGACTTGCACGTCCTCTGCACAAAACAGCGACCCGCTACCCAATACGGTTTGTTGGGCGGCATCGCGGTACAGCTTGCGGCCCATATCCCAGCGAACCTTAATTGTGGTAGACGCGAACGACGGCTGTCCGTAGCGGTCAATGCCCGTCTGTGACTTCCAAACAGCCGTCTGTGATGCGTAACTTTCAATCAGGCCGACCGTCATATGATCGACACCGCCCCCGCCAGCCACGGCGTCAGTATTTCTCTCGCTTCGATCGACAGCAGACGACGCCCTGATCCGATCGTCGGATCATAGGTTTCCTGCAAGTTGCGACCGAGTCGATATTGAGTGACGCCAGCTTTGCGAAGGTTCATTCGCGCATCGCCACCGAATGCCAACAGCGCAAGCGCTTCTTCACATGCGGCGTCCAGCACCGATTGCGGCACGTTGACGTCTGCCCACATTGACGCGCCTTCGACGTACAGCGTCTCGAACTCATCTTCGATTGCTGTTTTGAACCAGCCACGCCAGATGTCGTGAATCTGATACGAATACGCCCGTGGGAATTCCAACGCCTGAAGTGGGTTATCGTTCGCGTCGGTGTCGAAGGACTTCTTCCGGCCCATCAAAGGCTGGCGATCGATCGCGCGTGTTGCCATGACTAGCGACTGCGCTTGCTGGTCCGGTGTTGCTGTGGTCCAAGCGTCCGCGAACAGTCGATTGTCAAAGTACGTCAGCGCGTCGGCCACAGCGATATAACTGTTCGTCCCAACAATCAGGTTCGATGCCATTTATTACACCTCCGATTCGTCACCGGATTGACTCGCATCGCCTTCAGTATTGTCTCCGTTCGCTTCGCTGTCAGGCTTCGGCGTTGCGGCTTTGCGCTTCACCTTCACAGGCGCGCCCGTGTTGATGAGATAGTCGACCAGCGCCTGATTATCTTCGACAACCTGGTTCTTCTTCAGCGACAGAAGATGTACGCCATAGGCGACCCTGCAATCCTCTGTTACAACAACAGCGGCGACCGAAGTCCCCGCCGTTGCCACGCTGTTGTCTGCCATACTAGCACCCCCAGCGTTTCTTTTTTCTTATCCTGCGTGTTCCAAGACGATCGCCCGCTTCAGCGTGGCGGCTGAACCTGTCAGCGCGTCCGTTGGGATAGCGAAGTCGCCAACCCAGTTCCATGCCGAGCCGATAACCTGTTGCATACGGTCGATAGGCGGACGGTGAATCATAGCGATTCCGCCGACCATCGTTACAAGGCCAGGACGATCAATGCCTGTTTGAAGTCAGCGTCGCCGAACAACTGCTGTTCAGTAATCGCGTCAATGTGGGCCACATAGTACCCGCCAACTGTCGGGACGTTGTTCTGACGAAGTTTCGCCACCGCGGCGGTGAAATTCGACAGCGTAATCGTGTCCGAACTGGTCAGTTTCTGGTTCGTGGTCTTCGCACCAGGCCGTACAATCACAGGCGCGTTCGTTGCCACAACCGGATCCCCGTCAGCCCATGTAATTGCGGCGTCCAGCGTCAGTGTGCTCGTTCCGGTGTTCACAGCCGTCACATTCACAGCCGTTCCATTCACCGTGATCGGCAGTTTGTTCGATGCGCTGACAGGTACAGGCAAGCCGTATTTTCCATCCGGACCCGCAAGCATCTGCGACGTGAAGCCGTTCACGTTGTTCACGACAAGCGCCGTGGCCGCCGATCCAGCGCCTACAGCGCGAGTGTTCCCGCTCAAATACGCGGTGTACAACTTGTCGCGGACCAAATGGTTCAGCGACTGCGCCGCATTGAATGCCAGTTTCTGATTGTCCTCCAAGAACTTCGACGCAAGCGCGATCTGGCTGGATAGCATGTTCGTATCCATCGCGTTGCCGTAGCTGTTCAGGCTCATGCTGTACTGCTCGATCGTGTAGTTCGCCGCTGTCGGGTCAGTCCCAACAGTGAGCGGCGTAGTCGCAGGAAGTAGAAGGCCAGTTCGTGTGAATGTCACAATTTCGCCTAAGTTCGCCTGGAATGGGCGTTGCGTGGCTAGATTGCGATACAGCCCTCTCTCTT